GATCTGATCCTGCCGGTATGTGGTGGCAGCGCCAGTGCCTTCCTCGACCGTTGTGACGGCTTGCTCCAGCTCGGGGAATGTGCTGGCATCGAGCGCGCGCGTAGCAGCGCTGGCGGCCCCGTTCCATACGTAGATGCCGTTTTCTGATGCTGTCGATTGAGCCCGCACCAGGATGCGGTCGCCCGACGCCATCGTGATGCCGTCGATCGTGGCGCCAGGGCTGGCCAGGTTCAGGTTCGACTGGGTGGCGACTCGGCAGCCGTCCTTCCATGCCAAGCCTTCAACCAGCGAGTCCACGTAGGACTTCGGCACCGCGTCGCCTGTAGCTGACGGGGTCGGCAGGTTGATGACTTTGGAGACCGACTGGAAGTCGAAGTCTGTAAAAATGCGCTTGCTCATGTCAGGTCAGCCGCGCAAATCCGGCGACAGGTACTACGAACACGATAGCTGTCGTGTTGATGCTTAAGTGCGTGACCAGGCCCTCGATCTGTTGGCTGCCGGTGTCGAAAGCTTGGACACTGGGCTTGAAGCCCAAGTTGTGGTTGATTGTCCACTCGGATGCTGCAGTCGCTTGGTTGTAGACGAAAAAGGCTGAGGCAGGGCCAGCTGGTCCAGGTTCACCTTGGAGACCACGTATGCCCTGCGGACCTGCAGTTAGTGCCGAGACTACGGTTGTTTCGGGTACGCTAATTACGGTAGTTACACTGTTTGAGTCAGTAATGGTTACTGTATTTACAATACTATTTACACTTACAGTTGTCACGCCGTATAGCCCTCACTCACATAAATAGCACCTTCTAGGTAATACTCCTTTAGGCCGCTTGTATTTGTGAGCAGTACGTCGTAATAGGCGGTGGTGGGGAAGGTAGCGGTCTGATCGTCTGTAAGTGATAGCGCAATAGTACCTGTAAGCCTATTGGTGTAGCTTACGGTGAAGTCGGCGTATTTTGTGGTGCGGTATTCGTTCCAGGCTTGAGCCGCGGCGGTCCAGCCCGTTAGGTCGATGGGCGTGTTGGTACTGTCCTTGAACTGGAGCGTGACGCTATAGTCCGCTCTGCGCTGCAGGGTGATGTCGTACGTGCCAGGGGAGATCGCCATAAGCTCAGCTTAGCGGCAAGGCTTGCACAAGCGGTCGGCTGCAGCTCCGCACTATGGCAGCGCTGCGGCACAGCGCTATGGCTTACCTTGGCCGCGGCGCAGCTTTCGGCCGTGGCTGGGTTTGCTGTGCTGGCCCTGACCTTGGCGGGTGAGTTTGGGCTTGCCTGGTACGTGCTCGACGCGGGCGGTGCCGGTCTTGGCCTTTACTGCCATGGGAGGGGCGGGCTAACGATGGGAGGCTGCTTTTGGGTTGCGATGTCGGCCGCGAGCTGGGTGTGCATCGTCTCCACATCGAGCACGGATTCAATCCATGCAATAACGTCGGACTCCTTCAGCTTATCGAAGGCGATAAACTTCTTGGGGTCGGGCTCAGAAAGCCCGAGGCTGCCGTAGCTGCTAGCGGTGTACGTGCCATCCGTAGCGCTCATGCGCCAGTGGACAGTCTTCACCACGTTGAGCCTGCCTGACTCGTTGGCAGCACATTCAAGCTGTGCAATATGAGTCGTGTAGGCGATTTCAGACATCGCTAGGCTCCTCAGCGCTGATCGAGTCGAGGTTTTCTGTGATGCTCACGGTGTCCAATAGGTTTACTAGCGCAGTGCCAGCTGACTGCACAAGGGTTGCATTGCCGGTGCTTTTGGCCGCGGCGTAGGCTTCAATAAGCTCAAGCAGCTCAGGCTTCTTGTCGGTCATCTGAAGGTTGTGGATCGTTAGCAGTGTAAGTGAGGGGGCGAGACAACGCAACCTTTAGCGCTTCGCAGGAGTCGGCGTCGTCGATTTCGGTCTGCATAAGCGCGTAGCGATCGCGTATGAGTCGGCGGGCGCTTTCGGCTTCAGCACCCGCTTTTCCAGGAATTTGCCTTGCAATTACTGCGTCGTGAGGAGCAAAGGCTGCTGCACGGTGGTTACGGCGCAGCGTGTGGCTAATTTCCTTAGCCTTGTCGAGATTTACGCTAATCATGAGTCTTCGGATGAGGTGGTCTTATCTGCTTGGAGCGCGGACCACGCTTCGGCGCCGAGCCCGTAGCCGGTAGGGGCGCTGAAGTCGGCTTCCCACGCGGCGCGGAACGCGCGGTCAGTGGGTAGGTCACTGGCGTCGATCAGCAGGTAGGGCGTACCAGCTGGAACGTCCTTGGCGGCCACGTCCTCGATTGGGAGTTCGCCGGTGGGGATGAGGACAGCGATGCCATCGGCGGTGGGGTAGATGATGCGGTTCATGGCTTAGCGGAAAACGGCGACGGATACAGCAGCGGAATCAAGCAACCCGGTGTCATAGGTTAGTACACGGGCAGATCCTGCTGCGTAAGCGCTAACACGACTTGCGGTTCTATCTATCGCGTTTGTTACAGCTGCGTAGTTGGCATCAGGCATGGCGGTAGTGAAATTTACTGTGTAATCACCTATTCCATTATCAGTGATGCTGCTCACGTTGCCGCTGCCACGAATCGTTACGGTGCCGGTGCCGTCGAAGTTTACCCAAGCGCGGCAGCCGTAAGCGTTGGCGTTGGAACCGTAACCGCTATCGAACTGCAGAATGCCGGCAGGTGTAACGGCTAAGTAGTCAACTTCGCTGCCGGCAACCGACTTACTTAGCTTGAAAGCGTGGTCCGTGCTTGTTTTTTGGCCGAAGAGCCACTCAGCTGTTGCGCCTCCGTTGTATAGGTGGAAGCGAGCCTGGCCTGCAGTGCTTGGGGCAATGCGTATATTACCAACTGTTGCCGATACAGCGGATACCAGTATATCTAGAACTGTACCAGGCGTAGTGGTGCCTATGCCGACGCGGCCGTTGCTGTCGATGCGGAGGCGCTCGGTTGCAGCGTTGGCGCTAGCGGCTGAGTTAGTCCAAAAGCTAATGGCTGTATCATAGGAAAAACCTCTGCTAAATGCCACAGCAGCTCCACCGCCACTGCCAGAACTAAACGTCAATGCTGACGTTGCGGGCCCCGCAGTACCTCCGTCGACATGTATATTGGAAAAATCTAAAACACTAGATGTATATTGCCTTGATGCTGACGGCGCTTGAACTTGCAACCTAGCTACAGGGCTACTCTGCCCAATCCCCACGTTGCCGGAGCTGTCGATGCGCATGGCCTCGAACATCGTGCCGCCTGAATTATTAACTGAAAATTGCAAATAGCCAGCATAGTTGGCTGGTGTGGCATTTATTTTACGGCCTGCAATTTGTCCAAAAGCGCTTGAGCCACCTCCGGTCTGGCTGACTCCGCCTAGGCTGATTGCACCACCCGTGTCGGCAGCGAGTGCGCTGGATGTCCAAACACGGAGGGCATTAGATCCGCTGCCGTTGTCGTTGATGGGGCTGGTAGCAAATCTGAGATCGAGCAGGCTTCCTGGGCTGCTTGTTCCGATGCCTACGTTGCCGGCACTATTGACGCGTAGACGCTCGGCGTAGGTGTTGCTGCTGCGGAGAATAAACTCTCCGTGGGATGCACTTCCTGTGGCTAAGTCGATGTACGTTGTGGTGGCGGTGCCAGTATTTCTGATGGCATTGGTGCCAGGCATGTATAGGGCGACTTGCGAGCCGTCGCCGCGTGCTGTTATGGCGCCGTTGACATCCAGCAGTGAGCCGGGGCTGGTTGTGCCAATGCCGACGGAGCCGGAGGTGTTGACGGTAAGGTAATCGGCCTCACTACCTGCTAGGAGCTTGCTTAGTTTGAAGTCGTGGTCTGTACTTGTCTTTTGACCGAAAATCCATTCGGCTGTTGCGCCTCCGTTAAACAGGTGGAAACGGGCCTGACCTGCGGTGCTCGGAGAAATGCGAATGTTGCCGGTCGTCGCCGATCCAGCAGATAGCGTTACATCTATAGCTGTACCGGGCGTAGACGTACCTACGCCAAAGCGACCTGAGGCATCAACAAATACGCGCCCAGCGCTGCTTGTCGCTATGCCAATAGTATTAGCGTTAGGTAGGTAAACTCCGTTAGTGGGTGCGGTATTAGCCGTAGGAATAAGAGCGGTGCCGCTGACACTGCCTGTGCTTGTGAAGGCGCCGGAACCTAGCGTGCCACCGATGGTGGCGTTACCTGTGGTGCTAAGGCCGGTCAGTGCGTAAGTTGAGGTCAGCTCTGCCCAGCTGCTGCCGTTCCACTTCTGCCACCTGTTGATGCTGCTGTTCCAGCGGATGGTGTTGGTTGGGATGTTGGTGGTGGTGGTGCCGTCGAACTGAAGTGCCAGGTCGGTGTCGCGGTCCTTGACCTCGGTAACGAAGTTGGTGTAAGTGCTGGTGAGCAGGGGGTTTGACCAGTTGGCCATTGCTTAGCTTCCTCGGGCTTGCCAGCTAAAGGGGCCGGTCACGCGGGTGCCCGCAGTGTCGAACAGCAGTACCTTAAAGCTGGTTGGGTTGGGGACATCAACAAAATCATAGATCGCAATGCGAGCGGTTGTTCCGATGGGTGTGACAGTTATGCTTTCAATGTCCACAAAAGTCACGTTAAAGTTTACTGTAGTTCCTCCTACGTCGCCCGAGTTAGCCGTGCCGTTGCCCATGTCGTTTTTAATTTTAACGTCCAGGCGCACATTCAAAGCGCTGAGTTGTGTTAGGTCATCATTTCCACTGCTCGTGAAGTCATACCTTACTTTAACGTAACGGAAATTAGTAGCAAACACGGATTCCTGGTTTGCGTAGTCTGTCCACGCACCACCAGCCGTTGTTTTTACGCTAAGCGTTGGCGTTACCGTCATGGTGCCGGTGATGGTTTGGCGTGTAAGCGTTGCGGTAATTTTTGTTCCGGCTAGGACTGTACCGTAATCGAACTCTTCGGAGTAGCTGCCGGTTGTAGTGGAGGGTAATGCGTATATGGCATAGCCTGCATTTACTTGATCTTGCAGGGTCGTCCAGCTTCTTGTCGTGAAGTGGCTCTGCCATGTTTCAGTAATGTCTACGGTAGCGAGTAAGCCGGTGCCGTTCGCGGCAAGATTAGTGCGTGTGCCGGTAAAGGTACTATCGATGTTGGAGCGCAGTATGTAGTCGGGAGGTTGATTAACTACGGCGGATACACTCGCCGGTGTACCGACGTTGCCGGCGGTATCTACCCCGGCTAGCCAGTAGGTGTAAGTGCCAGAGACCGTTTCAAACACCACAGTGAACAGGCCCTGTTTTGTGCCAATGACGGCGGCGCTTGCCCAAGTCGCACCTTTGCGAAGCTCGTAGTAGGCAATGGGTAGTGTTTGTGTAGTGTCGTTCCAGCGCAGCAAGACGTTGTTATCAATTACCTGCTGACTAGGTGATGGTGCGATAGGGGCACTTACACTTATATCCTGGAAGGCAGTTGCGCCGATGTTACCTACGGTGTCATAAGCGACCACCCAGAAGCGTTGAGCGCCTACCCACGTTGCTTTTGCGCTATACGCGGTCGAATCGACACTGGCTAGTATTGTGGCACTAGCAAATACGCTGCCTTGACGCACTTGATAGTAAGCGGTGTCTAGGGAACCTTGAACCGCGCCCCAAGACAAGCGGTACTGTTCACCTAAGAAGGTATTACTTAACGTTACAGCAGGTGGGGAAAGTACGGTGACGACTACGGAACCAGGGGAGCCTAGTGCTTCGTTGCTGTTAATACCCGTTACCCAGAAGGTTTGAGCACCGCTCCAGTTAATTTCTGTCTTATAGGTGGTGGCTTGAATCGTACCTAGGATTGAAGCGGTTGCGTAAGTGGGGCCTCTGCGAATTTCGTATCCGATTGTGGGCACCGTGCCTTCAACAGCGCTCCAGTTGAGGATGGCGGTCTTGCCTGAGAAGGCGGTAGATACAGTAGGCGCCGGTACGGCGGCTACTACAGCATCTACATAGGCGGATGCACCTACAGTGCCAATCAGGTCAATGGCGGCGACGTAGAAACGGCGAGTGCCGGTCCATGTGGCCTTTACGTCAAGCGTGGTGCCCTTGACCGTGCTAAGCAAGGTTGCTGTATCCCAAGTGCTGGATATATCACCGGATCGAACTTCGTAGTAGTCTGTATTTAGGCTGCCATTTGTGCGTGTCCACTTTATATTATACAATTCAGCAGTAAAACTGCCTGTGACGGTAGGGGCGGCAGCTGCTACCAGTGTGATAGAAGTGCTTACAGCGGCGGCTGAGTAGATGTCGGAAGTGTCGAGCGCTTTGATCCACCATGTCGTGGTTCCCATCGGCAGTAAGCCGAGCTTCTTGCTGGTTGCGCTGAACAGGCCCAACTTAGTGCCGACGTTCCAGGCGGAGCCTTGCCAGATTTCGTAGCCCTGCAGGTCAAGGTCGGTTACCGGATCCCAGTTGAGTGTGATGCCAACGTCAGGATCGAGCACGGCGTAGAGGGCCGGCACGTTGCTGGGTGGCGCGGTCTTACCCAAAGCAGTGATGCTGCCGGTGAGCGCAGATACGGACGCCTGCCCACCAGCATTTAGGCTGTAGACCTGAATCTCAAAGTAGCCAGGCGTCGTGTCGAGGATTTCGTAGTCCTGCTGTTGGCGCGTTACTGTCGTCCAGTTAGCGGAGTCCTTACGATATTTGACGAGGTATTGGTCTACCCCTGGGACGCTCTTCCATGAGATGATTATCTTGGAGCTAATTTGATCTCTATAGGTATATAGTGCCTCGGTTAGGCTGAGGTTCGTGGGGGCCGCAGGAATAGCGTTAAGGTTACTTACGGAGCGAGTCTGCAGACCTACGCCACGTTCTACATAGGCGTACTTAGAACTGTTGTACGATAGTGCAGTAATTGCGTATCTGCACTGATCCTGCTCTTGGACTGTGAGTACACGCCAAGTAGTTGTCTGGAGTGTGGTCGTCTCGAATACCCATACAGTATTGGGATTCGGCGCCGTAGTAAAGGCGCTGCTTACGGTGATAACGTTACCTACAACTGTCGATACTGGACGTACCTGCACTTCACCTGTAGGGAGAATCACAGAAAGCGTTGGGCTACTGGTAGCGGTAATACCGGCAGCGTCGTCCACGGTAATGACGGTGGTTGTGGCTGAAATTATGCGACCACCTCGGCGCACTCCTAGGCGCACGGGATCGCTGATTTCGATTACTTGGCCTGGGCGTACCAGCACACCGGCGTCGATCGACGCGGTGAATGTCACGGTTTCTGTTTCGTAGGCTGCGGCGTATAGCAACCATGAGCCAAGACGCTGTGCTTGCCCCCGTGAAGTGCAAGCAAACGCTTCGAGTTCTGTCTTTATTACGCCGTACTTAGCTATACCTGTTGCGTCTTCGACTACCTCATACGCTTTGTCTCTCAGCGCCAAGTCCATGTACTGAACCACGGCGACAGTCGGGCGTGTCTTAAGACTGGAGCCGCTGTAGCTGAAACCTTCTTCACTTACGTTGGCGTAGGTGAACAAATAAGAGGTGTCTACGGGCTTATCTTGAGAAATGCTTAGAGCGCCAGCGCTCCAGTAAGGCATGGCTCGAAATACAGAGCACATATTATTGATTAGTTTGTAAGCGTCTTCGTCCGTTTGGATGTTGACGTTACAGGAGAAGCGGGGCTCCGTTCCACCGAAACCGTTAGGTACAAGAGCCGAGCAATACTGACTAGCGGAGTAAAACGCCCACTTGTCAAGACGGGAGGCATTGCCGGTAAAACTTTGCTTTTCTTGGTCGGTGAGCATGTGATCACCGAAGCCATAACGGGTCGAGGTAAGCAGATCCCATAGGATCCAGGCAGGATCGGTTGTCCACTGTGCGGCACCAAAGGTGCCAGACCATATACCGCTATAAATCAGGCGTCCGGTGGTCGAATCGACTGTGGCGTTGTCTGGAATACGAACTTTAATGCCGCGAATAAGGTAAGAGCGCGTGGGGATAGAGGTGAATTGTTCGGCGTTGATACGGAGGGCGACTACGGCACTGTTTGGGTAAGCTAAACGGCCCCACGTAATCTCGCTATAGCTAGTCCAGATGAATGCGTTTGTGATTTTAGCGCTAAAACCTCCGACATCCTGCTCAGAAGAATCACCTGTTATGCGTGTTACGCGAATGTCGATGGGGAAAGGGCCGCCAGTAAGGCCTTGCAGCAGGTAGTTGCGCTGGTACGAACTGGCGGTGCGCCCCCGTATGGTGTCGTCAATAGCTACAACGAAACCGCCACCATTGCGTTGGATAGCGATTTGAAGGCGAAATACTGAACCTACAATGTCGCCTTGATCCGTGATTCGCTGCAGCTGTGGTACGGTAATAGTTACGCGAGCGCCATCGATACCTGTGTTTGTTATTGTGCGTGTTATAGGGGTAGCTTGAAGAACTGTGATGCCTACCGGAGTCTCGCTAGCGATCTCATCGAAGCCAGGCACGTAAGATTGGCTTTGCGTGCCGGTCTTTGCAATAATTGTTACACCACTGAAGTTGAACGAATCATCGGGATTTATGAGTGGGGTGTTATTAATGTAGATGGACTTCGCTCCATCCTTTAGTCCTTGGATCTCGCCTTCGCTTATAAGATCGACAATTTTTGCGTAAGACGTGGAAAATAGGCTAGTAGCCTCTTCCGTGGGGGTGCGTGTGGTGGAGCCGCCTCCACCTTTGCCGGTATTCGTTCCACCGCCACTACCGGCAATAAGCTCAGTCATGATGCAACCTGATCGACATCAATACCAGCGCTTATTACGACTGAGCCAACAAGCACTTCGCCATAGCATATAGGTACAGGCGTGCCTTGGCGACTTGTGTTTTGGATCGAGCTAAATGAGTAGCTCTTGCGTGGGTCGTTAGGCGAGTCGGATCCAGTAGGGAGTGTTGGTGTAGGTGTAAGTAGCTGCGCAACGCCGCCTAGTACGAGGCTGGCGCCAATACCTTGTGCAAACGCTATTGCACCTAAGTTTTTAGCAAGCGCAACTCCAAACACACCTGCGCCCACGGCAAACGACAGCGCAATCAGAGCAACGCCCGCAATGATTCGCCCCACCGTGCCAGCTCCGGCCACTACGGGAACGAATTTGATGACCTGCTTACCGGCGGGATCGTGCAACTCGTCTTCGCCGAGGTCGTAGTCGCCGAGACTGACGCGGTAGTGCTGGTCCGCCATGTGGCGTTCCAGCTCTGGCCAGTTGGCGAGCAGGAAGCGCACGGCCTCAGCGGCACTGCTTACGTCGGCCTCAAGCACGCGCTTGCCGATGAACTTCGCCAGGCGTCCGTAGAGTTTGATCTTACGCAACATGGCGAAGCCTCCTTCCCGTGCATTTTAGTAGCCATCCGCCGTAGAGGTCACGACTGCTGAGGCGGCCTTGGAGGTGGTGGAGCAAAAGCTGATCGCCGAGGTAGACGCCGACGTGGTTTAGGCCGGCGCTGTTGATCGCCATAAGCACGGCATCTCCTGGTTGTAAGTCTTCGTCGTCGCGCAGGTTGCGGAAACCTGTGTCGCGCCAGCAGGAATCGAACATCGGATTTAGGCGGAAATCCTCTGCGTGCAGAGGGCGTTGCCAATCGCGTAAGCAGATGCCTTGTTCGCTGTAGTAGTCGCGTACCAATGTCCAGCAGTCGGTTATGCCCCAGACCCACTGACGCCCGACGAGTGGAGCGGTGTAGCCCTCGGGCTTACAGTCGCCCCATGTTTCGGTCTTGGGGTTGACGACGTACCAGGGCAGACCTGTTCTTTCGCAGGCCAGGCGATCTGCTTGGGAGGGGCAGGGGGGTGTGGTCGGGTGGCTGTGGATGATGGCGGTGATCTCGCCTGCATCTTCAGCGTCGGCGTAGTCGGAGGGGTCGATAGCGAAAAACTCGTCCGGGTCCGCCGCTAGGTTCTTGCAAGGCCAGTAGGTTTCGCGCCCTTTGATCACGACAAGAAGGCCGCACGCCTCTTTAGGATCTTCCGCCTTAGCGTGCTGTAGAGCAACAGTGCGCCATGCTACTCCAGGCATGTGTATATCTGCGCTCATCTCAGGAGAAGTAGGTGCCCACACCTGGGAAACTGCCGAAGGGTAATTGTGCTGCTACTCCAAACCGAGCTTTGCAGCTACTTATGCGCTTGCCACATACGTCATTACCCACGGTTGTAGGTACATCATTTTCGGTAAAATAATTTGTTCCTGTGTAGGAGCATTCAGCCGATCTATACACCCACTGGCAGATATTACTTATGCACTGCCGCTTAGGCGCCCTTACGCCAATCAAGTCAAAGGCGGCAGCAAGTTCAAACTCGATGACATCGCGGGTTTCGGCAGCTTTGCGATCAACAAAGTAGACTTCGCGGGGCCATTCGGCAGTTGTATCGGGAGTGCCGTAAGGGTTTACACCGCCGGGGAAATTCACGGCGTCCAAGTAGCGTGCCATGGTGCGGATGCGTGTGACACGCGCACCCTCCAAGGGAGTAAGGAGAATGATGGCTGAGATTGTACCAAAAATGTTGCTTACACGGATCTTGGGACGAGGAAGCTGCCCATTGCCGCTGTACTCAAAACCGTCCGCTTCGATGGGCATGGCCTGGTATGTGTTACCGGCCCAGACGACGTTGCCATTTGTACCTGTAGCGTTTACGCCTGGGTGGAAGCGATAAGTAGTGTTGCTGCCGTGAATGTTTGTGAATAGCTGTAACTCAAACAGCTCAATTACAGCGGTGGGGGCGGGATTTTGTACTTCGGCGTATAGGCCATAAAATCCGTCGTTTTCGGCGTAGCCGGTAGCCCAGTAGTCGGGATAGACGTAGCTTGTGGATGTAGTCATAAGGTTTATGAAGCAAGCCTATAAGTTATCCATGTTGTTGCGCCTGTCCTACGACTTAGGAAGCGGCCGGCGTTGCTGGCAGCGATAGTACCGGAGCCCACGACTGTGTGGCCAGTGCCGCCCTGAACTGTGACAGCATTCGTAGCACCTGTATTGATTACGCTCCACTCAAAGGCCATGTTGCTGTAGAGGCCGCTGAAACCGCCATCCATCAGTGTGCCAGTGGGCAGTGTCATTGTGACAGCCGCAGCAGTGGTTGAGGTGATGATCTTGGCGGTGAGGTTGGCGACAGTCAGTGTGGCGGTAACGTCCACGGCTGCTGGTGCAGGCTGGTTGTAAATAGCGACACCATTATTTGCTACGCGCCAGTATTCGACTCCGCCTACTGCAATACCCAGCTGGTCCGCGCCGGGGCTGTAGATGCCGGTGTTGGGGTCGCTTACGAATGACCAGACGGGCAGCGCGGCCGAGCCTAAGGAGGAAGCTTCCAACTGACCGGAGCTGTCAATTACGAAGCGTTGTGTGCCTGCGCTAGTAAAACCAAGTTGACCGGCGCCTACGCGGTAAATACCCGTAGTAAGATCGCCAGTGAATTTTATTGTAGGGCTTGCGGCGGTGCCAGAGGCGATACCGGCAACGTCCAACTTATCGGTATTGAGGTTTGTAAAGTTCGCATCAACCTCCGCGTGGGTTAGCGGAGTGCCTTTTGCGGCGCGAGTGGTGATGCTTGCCATGATGCTTAGCCGGTGAGGTCAGTATAGGGCAGTGGCTTAGGCATCAGGCTTCGTAGACCTGCCTAAACGTGGCACGTATCTGGTTATTATTGCAATTACTGAGCGTTACCTGCCAGTCCTCACACACGTACTTACCGGCAGAGCCCCGCGGTGGGGTCCAATCGAAGTTTTCCGCACCGCCGCGTGCGTCTAAGAAGGCGACGATAAGATCGCGCTCTGCGTCAGTGCGGTTGGAGAAGACGAGCTGCCACTCTTTAGGGTTGGTGTTTAAGCCGAATCTTATGCGCTGCTCATAACCATCACCTGCCGCAAACTTACGCACACGAGGTTTGCTTACCTCGGTGGGCTCGAAGGAGCTAACGTAGGTGAATGTAGCCATAAGTGCAGCTTAGCGGCTTAGTAGGCCACCTGGGCGTTGCTGGCGTACCAGCTCCGCTTGGACGGCTTGGGAAATTACGCGGCCGAGTTGCTCGCCTTGGCCGGCGTTGCCCTGGACCGCGGTGCCGCTTGCATCGACGCTCACGTTTACGGTAACTGGAGCACCTCCACCTGCCTGCTCGACGCCGAGGCGCCCATTAGGGAGGCGGCGGAGCGGCATGATCGCTTCCGGGCCAGCCTCGCCCATAAGGCCGAGGCGGCCGGCGCCGCCGTTGGCGAACTTGAACAGGGTGGGCTTGTTGACGATGCCGCCCATAGCGAAGGGGACGATGCCGTTGGCGGCGTAGGCGTTGCCTAAGGCGTTCATCTTGAGGTTGGAGAAGAATCCCCCACCCTGGGATGCCCAGTCAGTGGTGCCAAGGACTGAAGAACCGCTACTTAGGGCTCCAGCACCTTGCAAACCTGGAAGATTGAGAGATGCCGGACCTACGCTAAAGCTTCCTGTGGGCAGAAGCTTGAGCAGAGAGTTTAGGATTGCCATCTCAATCCATTTGGCAATAATCTTGCTGGCCATATCAAGGAAGTAATTTGCAATGTTTGTAAAAAAGGACGCTAAGGATTGTTGAGCGGACATGCTACCATTTACGATACCCGCAAAAGAATTACTGAAAGCGGTGCCCATGGCTTCGGCAGCACTGGTAAGAGTTGCCAAGGGCTCTGTAAGTTTTTTCAGTTCATCTGCGGCACGCTTTGCCTCCGCTTGATTCACGTCCGTAGAAGGCATGAAAGTTTCATCAGGCCCCCATGTAGGCATAATTTGAGGTATCTCGCCGAAAATCCCCAGCTGCTGCATACCAAATGCACCGCTCAGAGCGTCGCGTAGGTCTTTTTCGATTTTAACTCTTTTTTCAAGCTCGGTATTGTCGAGCTTTGTAAGGTCTAGGCTAACCTCTTTGAGGTCGTTGCGTACTTGCTCTAAGCGTACCTGTGCATTCTCCACATTAAGTCCTTTGATCTTACCTGTGAGAATTTGCTGTTCAAGTTTATCACTCTCGTCAATAAGGACAAGCTGGGTAGTTTTCAACGCAGAACGCTTCTGTTCTGTGCGCAATCTCTCTACTTCTTCCACTTTGCCCTGCTTAAGGGCTTCGGTAATTTTGTTTTCGATTATGTAGGCGTCTTCAAGTAATTTGTTGCGAGAGACCGCATTAAATTGACGACCGAGCATAGAAAGCGTTTTATCAAAATCTGTCTGAAGTCTCTTCAGGACCGAATCCTTGGTCTTAGCATCCGTTGCCGTACCAGCAGCAGCGGCTGCTCCCGCACCCGGCGTACCGTACTGAGAAGGCGTAAAGGTCTTAAACAGCCGCGCAGCTTCCTCATCCAAGCGCTTGGTATAACTAGCTCCAAATTGGTTGTCTAGGGATCGTAATTCGACATTAAGCGCCTCTCTGTATGCCTCTGCCCCGCGCAACGCGCGCTCGACAGGGTTTGGATACAGTTTTTCTACAGCTTTTTGAGCACGCGCACTAGCGCCTGCATAGTCTGTCTGCTGCAGCGCCTGCAAAGAGCTACGAATGGCGGAGATACCACGGGCCGCATTTTCAAAAATAAAGGAAAATACAGGTTTTAGGATGCTTACCGTTGTCTGAGCAATAGGTCGAAGTAGCGCAGCTAAGTCCTTACCGAAGACACTTAAGGCGGCCAAGAAACGCTTAATGCTTTTTTCATTACTTGTAACCCACGTCAGTACGTGGGTGGCGGCATCTTGGAATGTGGCACCGCTATTCTGCAGGAAACTACCGTAGCTTTCGGCTACAGTATTTAGCGCTATCTGCAGACGCGCACCGGCTTTTTCAGGGCTATCGCCAATAGTGCGGGCGATCGAATCGTAATCTGTGAATTGCTGCTGAGCAAATTTAACAAAATCGCGTATATTTACCTTGCCGTCTTCAAGCGCCTTAGCCAGTTCGGGAAGGGTGCGCCCCGTTGCCGCAGCAAACTTGGCTACGGCGCCTGGTAGGCGCTCACCAATTTGCCCGCCCAACTCTTCCGCACTTACTTTACCCTTGGATAGCACCTGAACCGTCGCGGTTACAATCGCGTCCAGATCCGCTTGGGATTTACCGAATGCAACACCGGCCGCAATAACGCCTCTATACACTTGCTCTATTTCCTTGGTACTTAATCCGTTGGCCCGCGCAGCTACTGCAACTTGAGCGTACCCGCGCAATGTGTCCTGCAAAGTAACCGCATAATCGGCACTTATACTACGAGCAGTAGTAAGCATTTTATTGTAATCGTCTTGTCCTGTAGACGCCTGCGCAAGCGTTGTTTTGGCTAGGTTAAGTTGCGCGACGTATTGTGATACGAGACCCAGTTGCTGCCGGAGCATACCGATCTGCGCACCAGCGGCAGCACCGGCAAACGCGCCTCCAACACCGCCTGCAGCAAGACCTATAAGACCACCGGCGAGGCCCTCTGGGCCTCCGAATATACCTCCGCTCACCGCTGCACCAACGCCCTGAGCAACCTGCATACCGCTGAGACGGCGGCGTCGCAGTTGAGAGCGCTCCAGCTGTTTGTCCAGTTTTTCTATCTCTTTACCTGCTTCTCCATATAGAGCATACGTGCGCGGTATGGCGTTACGCAGATTTTCCCATGCTTGTCGCTGTTCGTTCAAACTGTTGATACTGTTATTACTACCTTGCGTAGCTTTGTTTATAGCAGTAAAGTATGCACCAAGTGACTCGTTTGCTTTGAAAGCAGCGCGTGCTTGGCCGGCATACGCATCCGTAGTCATGCCTATCGCTGCGGCTATTCCTGTGGCAGCTGTAGGCAAGCCGGCCTGCTGTGCTGCTGCGCGTACATCTGGAGTGCCGAACGTCGTTTCAGTGCGCCCTGGAACGAGACGGCGGGCACCGCCGCTAATCGCAGCGCCCGTACCAGCGGCAGAGGTTTGGCCAGCCGCAGGTAGTAGCAGAGGAGTGGTAGCCACACCTTCACGTACACGGCGCCCCAGTTCCTCAATCGCCTGTTCCTGGCGTGCAACTGCAGCTCGGTTGAAATAGTTATCGCGTATGCGCTTATTAGCGGCGTTCTGCTCGGCTGTGGCAGCCTGCGTCGCCATATTGCTTACATTACGATACGCGCCAGCAAGATCGTTAAGCTGCTTTTCTAAAACACGAACCTGGTTAGCGTTTTGTGCGTAGGCAGCACTGCCTTCGGAGGTTGTGGTATCAAGTTGCTGCATTTCTGCACGCAACGCTGTTACTACTTCCTGTAAATTGCGTGTACTGTTTGCTACGGTTTTGGTTTGTACGCCCATTAGCAGCGCTTGAGCGTAGCCGCGTGCCACCTCAGTGGACTGCCGCTGCACGCCCGTCAGCTGCATAAGCGTTTGCAGGTATTCAATACTGTTGCGGTCTAAGTTAGCGAGGTCTTGCTGCAGTTCCTTTATTTGTTGTGCGTAGGCAGCGTTTGTATTTGGTAATTCGGGCAGGGAGGCACCTTCAAACCCAAAACGGCGTAGGTACTCAGGGTCTTGTGTTATTGCTGCGGATTCGCTTACGCGGCGGCGTTCCAGGATGCGTGGGGCGCCAGAAAGCTGATTGAGGCGACGTTGTGCCGTAGCCAGCTTGTCGGCGGATGCAGTACCTTCTTTAAGGATGCGATTGTAGTCTTCCCATTGCTTAAGTACCTTGTCTGGCTTTACCGCCAACATGGCGGTCAAGGAACTGTAATGCTTTCTGTTTGTTATTTCTCCCTGTTCTAGGGTAGCTGTAAGCCGCTGAATATCTGCGCCTAGCTGCTGGTGTACTTTGCCGTTTAAGGTAGCTTGATTTCTGAGGTCTTGAAGAGATTTTACATGCTCGCGTATAGATACTGCGGACTGTGCATGAGCCTTTGACTCATCGACAATAATGTCACGCAAGGCTGTAATTTGCGTGTCTGTAAGGCGTGACTCTTGGCGCAACTGCGCCAGGTCTTTATTTAGGCTTTGCCATACGTCGGAGCCGCGCCTAGCCTCGCCGACTAAAGCAGTAAAGGCGTCGGTAAGCCCCTTGTTAGCTCGGGCGGTATCTCCTAGTTCGGTTTTTAGCTCAAGCAGCCGTTTGCGAGCAGCATCAAGCTGATCATCCGTACCTCTTGTTACTTTTGTAAGTTCTCTAAAGGAACTGCGTAGTTTATTTAATTCCTCAAAACCTTGAATACCTAGCTGTACAACAATATCCTCAATCTGCTTAGCCATCCTGCTTATCCTCCCCCTTAGCCAACGCGCTGAGAGCGGCAGTTTCCATGATCTGCAGGCCCTCCAGCATGTCGAGGCGGTCGTCCACGCAGTATAGGTCCATCAAGCCGCCAGGCATCAGCAGCACCTCGTATTTCAAACCGAGATAGCCCGCCATGGTGGTGTTCCACTGCGTCTGCATTCTTAGGAACATCATTACGATGTCCCAGTTTTCGTCCCAGACCTCGTAAGGGGCGGCGGGTTCTGGTTGCGCGTCTTCGGGTAAGACTAAGCCGAACACCTTAGCGTCGTCTTCGGTCTTGTCCTCCTCGCGCTTAGTGCTTCCGCCTACCCAGAACTCCGCCGCGCCTCTCAGTTTCCCTGCTTAGCGCCGTCGAAGGTCTCGGTGTAAGCCTTCAGGACACCGCGCACCCAGTAGGGGTCGTCGGCGAAGTCGGTGAGGGCCTCGATGGAGAAGGGGAGGTCGGTGCCGTCTTCGTCGCTGATGCCGTTCCAGCCGAGCACGACGGCTTTGAGCAGGGGCAGATCGCCCTTCTCGCTGAGCTTGCCGAACTCCTTACGGCCCAGGCGCTTGAAGGTGATGTCGAAGGTGCTGGAGTCGAACGTGCCGCCGTCAGCAGGTTCTTCGATGGTTACAGGCCACTTGAAGGTCTTGACCTTCTTGCGAACGAACGCCATAAGTTGAGGGGCGTAGATGGGATGCTTTCGTACTATAGGCGCAAAAAAGCTAAGCCGGAAGCGGAGGTGCTTGCGGCTTAGCTAAGGCGGGTGTACGAGGCAATCAGCCTTCGGCGATGGAACTGTCCGGCTGAGCCGGCGCAGTATCCGCT